TGGAAAATCAGGAAGAAATTATTACTCCAGGACAGCCGGAACTCCCGATACTAAAAAACAATGATCAGCGCAGGCAGTGGCTGAAAAATTATAAAGGCTGGGGTATCTGGTACAAGGATGAGAATATCGGGGTGACATACTACAAATACGATTTTGAAGATGGTACTCGGTTGATTACGGAAGAGTATCCGAAACAGGTTAGCGATTATACGACACGTTTTCATCTGGTGGGAGGACCTAAGGCGCGTCCAAAGAATAGTTATGGGTGTGAAAAATATCCATATCATGAGGTTTATACGAGATATCCGGACAGCGAATCCGAAATGATTGAGTTTTTGAAGCATATACAAAAAGAGGTTCGCCTGGCCGGATAATATTGGGAGGATGGCCAATGAAAGAAACATGGAGAGACATCCTCGGATATGGTGGGAAGTATCAGGCTGACACCGAAGGGCAGATCAGGAGGGTATACGGATCCGGAAAGACTAGGCTGATGAACCCTTACCACAGGAAGATGCACGGTAGCCAGAGGATGGTCGTAAAGCTCACCCTAGACGGGAAATCCAAGGAAGAGATTGTGATGTCGCTGATCGCGAGGACGTTCCTTGGACCCTGCCCTGAGGGGTGCGTGCCGTACCACAGAAACGGGGTGCAATCGGATAATTACTTGAACAACATCGCCTACATAAAACGCGCAGAACTCGGTAGGATGACCGGACAACGGAGCAGGCAGCAGGCGGTCGCTAAAATAGACAGCAGCGGCGAGATAGTGGAGGTTTATCGGTCTGCCAGGGAAGCCGGGCGGGAAAATTACTTGAGCTACCAGACGGTCATTGACCGGTGCAACGGAAAAGTAAAAAGCGCCTTTGCCCCGGACGGGCATGCCTATGCCTGGGAGGACAGCACAAAAAGCATGAAAAGTGCAATACGTAAAATAGAGATTGATAATGGGTATATGCCGAAAGCGCGGCAGGAAATGAATTTTGAATGGTGATCAACGGAGACGGAGGAAATAGAATGAAAATCAACTATGGAGAGAATGTGACTCTTGAAGTAAACATATCAGACAAGATGATGAAGGATTATGCAGAGTGCCAAAAAATTGCAGCTTGTGAGGGTTCCGGGAAAGAATGTGACGACTGTGGCATGAACATAAACATTGAAAATACAGCATTGTGTGAGATGCCGGTTGTAACGGAGGAGTTGGGAAAAAGAGCACTGGATTCAGGCATGGATAAAACAACGACAGAGATGATGGAGCATATTTGTGACAATTTATGCCGGCATCCGGAGAAGGCGACTGATCAGGACGCATTGGAAGACATATGTGCTGAATGCAAGATGGGAAAGTACGTTTGTGACATATTGAATCAGTACAATCAGGCGATACACATCGGCGGCAGCAGGAGAGGGAGCGCTGAGGATGAAGCAAACGGCAGCCAGGGTTAAACAGGGAATAGTGGATGCAAGGTTCCAGAACGACATCTGGGATATGGCGAGGTGGCATTTCTTCCGAAAGGCGTGCCAGCATCCGAAGTTTAGCAGGAGACAGGGAGGGGAAAGGATTGGACAAAGAAAGCTTGAAGGATTATCAGAAGTCAGAACAGAAAATAAAGAGCCTGGAAAGGCGGATAGAGAATTTAAAGAAGATGGCGGCCAGATATGAATACGGAGCCGTGAAAGGATCTAACCCTGACTTCCCGTATCAACCGATGTCTTTCCACGTATCCGGTTATAACATCCGGGAGGATGAGAAGAAAAGGATCCGGATCAAGAACCTTGAATCCCGGCTGAAGAAACAGAAGGCGGCAGCTGAACAGGAGCGTCTGGAAGTGGAGGAGTTTATAGCAGGAATTGAAGATACTACGACTCAGCTTGTATTTACATACTGTTTTCTGGATGGAATGAATCAGGACGAGGCGGCTAAGAGGTTGCATATGGATAGGACCAGCATATCAAAGAAAATTGATGCGTATTTAAAAGATTCACACAATTCACATTTTTAAGTGATATAATAGGGAGTATGAAAGTACGTCCAAACGGCTTTCGTTCATAAATTCCCCATACATTTTTGAAAGCGTCCTGCATGTGCGGGGCGTTTTTGGTGTTGAAATAATAAATTTCATAAAATCACTTTAAAAGCATAAAAAAATATGTTATAGTTAAATAAATTAATATTAGAGTTTAAAATTATATTCATAGGTGAAAAAAATTATGGGATTTACAAATAAAAAAGTTGACAGAATTAAAAGATACATACTTGAAAATATTCATCATAAAAATAAAAGTATAGCTAGTAAAGTCTCGAAAAATTTTGGAATTTCATTGACAACAGTATATCGATACATAAAGGACTTAGAAAAAGAAGGAATTATTAGCAAAGCCAATGGCATCTATACTTTGAAAGAAACAGCACATTATTTTGAATATAAAGTGAATAAAAAGGAAAGACTAGAAGAAGATGTAATTTATAAAACAGATATTTATCCATTCATAAAAGATTTACCGGCTAATGTGATTAAAATATGGCAATACGCTTTTACCGAGATGATGAATAACGCCATTGACCATTCTGAATCAGATATAATAGCTGGCGTGATAGCAAGAAATTATCTAAATACAAATATTGCTATAATCGACATTGGAATTGGAATATTCGAAAAAATAAGATCATATTATGAATATAATAGTATTGATGATGCAGTATTAGAATTATTTAAAGGTAAATTAACAACGGATTCTGGAAATCATTCGGGAGAAGGTATTTTTTTTACCTCAAGAATGGTTGATATATTTGGGGCAATGTCTGACGGAAAAATATTTACTCATAATAAATATGCGGATTTTTACAACGACATCGAAAGTGTACCGAGTATGAAAAAATACAAAAATTCAAAAGGAACTACTATAGTCATGTTTTTAGCTAATTTTAGCTGCAGACAGACAAAGGAGGTGTTTGATATGTTTTCTGATATAGATGGAGGATTCACTAAAACTCAAATTCCTATTAGTAAAGTCTTTTCAGATGACTATCCAGTTTCTCGTTCCCAAGCTAAAAGGCTGTGTAGTAGATTTGAAGATTTTAGTGAGATTATTTTAGATTTTGAAGGAGTGGGAGATATAGGGCAAGGTTTTGCTCATGAGTTGTTTGTTGTATTTAAGAGGAATCATCCAAGCGTACAGTTTGCCATAATAAATGCTAATGAAGATGTAAGCAAGATGATTAAACATGTTGAAGTTTCGGCTAAAAAAAATATTAATTAAAGCATCCCACGGGGTGCTTTTTTCCTATCCAGGGGAGTTGCAGGAATAAAAAGATTAGGCAGTCCATAGACCACCTAATCCCTACAAAGTTCGTCCAGCGTGACGTCAAGGGCATCCGCCAGTTTAATGGCAGTTTCCACCTTGCACCGATTAAAACGTTCAATATCCTCAATGGTGCGTTGCGGAACCCCTGACAGTTCAGAGAGTGCCCTGATAGATAACCCTTTGCTATTTCTTGTTTGTTTTAGTTTCATGCAAATACCTCCATATTTTTGGCAGCACATCTGCAAGCAATATCACGGATGAGCATATAACGAATATACAACTGGTAACGGACCAATCAGTGATAAAGGCATAAACAATAGCAAAGACAAAAAATAAATCATAAAATTTTATTTTTTTCATTTTAAATTATACACCGATGTGGTAAAATAAAAGAAGAGGTAGGGGAGATTCCTCTCCCCACTTCCTACTTGAGCGCTTTTATCAACTCCGCTGTTGCGGCGATTAAAGCGGTAGTGACGGCTACTGCTTTAAGTATTAAGTTGATAAGGCGCTCTCTGCGTTTTCGCTTCTTCTTTTTCTTTCCCATCGGTTTCCTCCTTTCCTTTAAGATAGTTATATTATACCACGTTACAACGTGTAAGTCAAGAAGAAAATAGAATATTTTTAAATTATTTTAGCGTCCAGTCGGGTGCTTTTATTATGCAGAGAGGAGAAAAGATTATGCGACAGATTATAGTCAATAAATGCTTGGCATGTGGAACATTGGTTGTAACGGATGGGGATGGATGTTCATGCTCATGTGGCGGTGGTCCGTTAGAGCCGCAAGGTGAAGCAGTGCTGAAACTAAGGTCACAAAGCAACACAATCAAGAAAGAAGTTAAAATATTTTATGAGTGTAACAAACTAAATCCAAAGTGTAAACATTGCGGGGAGAGTCCATGCGGACATACATCGGACATAAGATATGCAAAGAACTTCATCTGTGATGAACATAATTATTGCAAAGTGTCACATGCGGTCGGTGATGCAATCATAAAGGCAGAACATGACAGCAATAATGCTTGATGAAAAAACATCTTTGAAGAGACATTTTCTATTCAGGGGAGTTTTCCTCCTTTCACCCCCTGAAATTCGATTTATAAAATAGCAGATTAAGAGGTGGTGATATTGAGTGAGCCAAGGGCGCCAAATTATGAATTAGCCGAAGTCGATTACATGAATGGTATGAAATATAAGGATATTGCATCCAAGTATGGCGTAGCGGAAAATACCGTTAAATCATGGAAGACACGGCATAAATGGAATAGAAAAGGTACGCATACAAAAACTAAGAAAGTATGCACACAAAACAAAAAGGGTGCGCACGAAGAAAAAGCTGTAGCAGATGCGAAAAAAGATAACCCTCAACTCACAGATAAGCAATGGCTTTTTTGTTTGTATTATGTGAAATACAGGAATAAAACAAAAGCTTATCAAAAAGCATATCAGTGCAGCTTGGAAAACGCGCAGTCCCATAGTTATGAAATGTGGAAAAACGTGGCTGTTAAAAAAGAAATTAACAGGTTGCTCCAAGAATACAGGTCGGAAATTGATCTGGATATTAAGGATTTGTTTCGATGGTATTTAGATATAGCGAGAGCAGATATAAATGATTTTGTTGACATAAACGAATCCGGTTTTAAACTACGCACCAAAGAATTCATTGATGGCACGCTTATCAGTGAAATAAAGAATGGAAACTTTGGAATAAGTATTAAGCTGCAGGATAAACTTAAAGCCATGCAGTGGCTGTCTGAGCATATGGACTTAGCCACGGAAGAACAGAAGGCAAAGATTGAACAGATCAAAACACATACAGAAAAGCTAAAGCAAGACATTGAAAACGATAGCTGGTAAGGAGGGCACATGTACACGCTGCAAAACTTCTACCGATCAAAACAATGGGAAGGACTCATGCGGGTGCTGCGGGCTGAAAGGGTTAATGAGCATGGTGAGATTATCTGTAGCCATTGCGGCAGGCCTATTGTCCGTGCTTATGATTGCATTGGTCACCACATAGAACACCTGACGGAAGCCAATGTCAATGATGCTGCCATAAGCCTGAACCCTGACAACATTATGCTGGTACATCATGCCTGCCATAACAAAATACACAATAAGCTTGGAAGGATAATACGTCAAGTATATCTTGTATACGGTGCGCCATTATCCGGTAAGACCACATGGGTGGATAGCATCCGGCAGGATGGGGACTTGATTGTTGACATAGACAACATATGGCAATGCGTAAGCGGATGTGAGCGATATGTGAAGCCTGCAAGGCTGAACTCAAATGTATTTGGTGTAAGGGATTGCCTGTTAGAACAGGTGCAATACAGGCGTGGTAAATGGTCAAACGCTTATGTCGTTGGCGGTTATCCGTTGAGCGGAGAAAGGGAGAGGCTATGTGACAGGTTAGGAGCAAGAGAAGTATTCATGGATACATCCGAGGAAGAATGCTTAAAAAGATTGGAGGAAAGCAACGATGGCAGAGACATAAAAGAATGGGAAAAATATATAAAAGATTGGTGGAGAAAGTATGCGCCACTCCCCCCGGGGTAAAATATTTTTTGTCTACAGGGGGACTGTCAGGGAGGTCACATTTCTCACAGAAAGTGAAAAAATGAGATTTTTAGATTTAAAAATCAAAGCAAAGGGGTGAAAACTTGAAAAACACGTTAGTAATTGACCTTGACGCAGGGTGCGCCATCATATGCCTGGAAAAGCTGGCAGACAATACGAACCGACTTTTCATCGAAGCGAGGTCACAGTTATACAACTCACCCATATTTAATTTATTGGCCGATGGATATAGCAAAATTGTTGATTACGAAAAGAATAACGGGGCATTCAAGTTCAGGATACCGGAAGCTTTGATTTTCAACACACCCGAATTTGAAATTGCCATCGGCGGCATAGACCGTGTGACAACGGTTTATTTTTTGAATCAAAGCATAACGGAAGATGGTAATTTGTTTGTTCGGCAACAATCCGAAAGAGGCTATATTTTACGATGCTCTGTTAAAAATGCCACGGGCGTTCCGGTTGCGACCAAGCATAGTCTGGGTGTCGTAAGAATAGGCGAGGGGTTAGACGTAGAGCCGGATGGGACCTTGGATAATCCAACGGGGAGTTTGGAAAGTTTATCTGTAACGGAAATTAATAATATTTTAATTTAGGAGGATACGAAATGGCAAAATTTATAGACGAAACAGGGTTGGCGGCTTTATGGGCCAAGGTGAAAGCGCTCATCACGAGTACGGTAACAGCAAACAAATATACGCATCCAAGTTATACCGCAAAAGCAAGCGGCCTGTATAAAACAACGGTAGATAGCACCGGTCATGTAAGCGCGACAACTGCTGTTGCAAAAGCGGATATTACGGCGCTTGGCATCCCGGCGCAGGATACGACATACAGCGTCGCCACGCAATCGGCAAACGGCCTAATGCCTTCAACGGATAAGACCAAACTGGACGGGGTGGAGACGGGCGCAAATAATTATGTGCACCCAAGTTCGGCGGGAAACGTGCATATCCCAGCTGCCGGCGCGGCGGGAAATATACTTACTTGGGGAGGAACACCCGGTACGGCGCAATGGAAGGCTGTCCCTGATGTGCTTAATACGTCGTCTTTTGGGAGCATTGTAAGTGGTCAGGCAATTGCGACTTATGTAGCTAGCGCAATTGCGACGGAAGCGAATGTGACAGGAAACACATACGCTAAAAAAGCTGATATTGTAGGCATGTATAAATATAAAGGATCTGTTTCAACCGCAACCAGTTTGCCAACGAGCGGGCAGACGGCCGGCGATGTTTACAATATTGAAAGCGCATCCGCCTACGGCAGCGCAGGCATGAATGTTGCGTGGGATGGAACCAAATGGGATCCGTTGGGTGAAATCTTTACAATCACGTCCATGACAAATGCTGAAATCGACGCAATATGCGTATAGGAGGCGCCTATGGGATACATAGATAATAACGGGTTGAGCAGGCTATGGACAAAAATAAAAGATTACGTAGCCAATAATGCAGTCACGCCGACGAATATAACGGGAAATGCGGGTAGTGCGACAAAATGGCAGACGGCCAGAACGATAGAGGGGATAACTATAGACGGCTCTGTGGACAGAACCCATTACGGAACTTGTAGTACGGTATCGGCTACAGTCGCAAAGACGGTGAGTATAACGGGATTTACGCTTGCCACCGGCGCACGCGTAACCGTGAGATTTACTTATGGCATAACTGTAAGCGGCGCAACGCTGAACGTAACGAGTACAGGAGCAAAAAGCATCTACTACAAAGGAGCGGTTTTGCCTGCGGAATATGTACAGGTTAATGCGTTAGTAACCTTGATATATGACGGCACGTATTGGAGAGTGGTCGGCGATCTGGTGCAAAGCCAGGTGGATGATCTTGAAACAAGCGTGACAACGCTTGAGGCAAGCAAGATAAATATTGTGCAATATGCAATCCCGGTGTCATCTGTTGCGGTGGGCGGCGGTATAACTATTGCAACGTCACTACCCAACGGTGGCAATATTATTAATGTCAACATATATTGCAACGGCGCCAACCACCCCTTGATGTACTCTGGGTTCAGCGGCGCCACTACCATATGCATCCGAAATGTCGGAACCGGTGCGTACACGCCCCCGACAAACAGCAAGGTTTATATATCTTATATTTAGGGGCTTGCGATATTGAAAAATAAGGAAGGTAAAAGAAAATGGGAAAAGTATATTATGCAGTATCAGCAGGGGCGCCTTTATAAGTGAAAAAGTAATTTCAACGGAGGAATATGGATCAATGGACAGAGAAGCAAAATTAAAAGAATACCTGTGCAATGAAGAAAATAAAGGCTTATTAGAACCGGTCATCGATGAATTTATTTTTTTGGAAGAAAAATTGACTTATTTAAAAACATTACCCTTCATACAGGTTAATAAAAATAATCCGGGAAAGCAGCGGGCAACTCCGGCAGCGAAACAATACAAAGAGTTGTTGCAGCAGTACACGAATATACTAAAGGTTCTGCAAAGGTACGACAAAAACAATGAGAATCAGGAAGAATCTCCTTTAAGAAAGTGGGTGAATCAGCATGTTAAATGAAATGTTGAGTAAAGAATGTCTCCTGAATTTTAAACCGAAGATGAGATATTATGTTTTTGGCATACGCTCGCCGTCATTGATCCAATGTGTATGCTCAACTTGTCCTGAATGCAAGGTGTGTAAATATGCTAATCCGGGAGCGTAAAATCTGGACTCCGGACAATTCTTTTTTGCTGGAATACCAGGCAAGGGTTGAGACTGGGGAAATCATCATAGGCCAGGAGCTTTGGCTAGAATTAGAGAACCTGAAAGAAGATTTTCTAAATGATGCGTACTATTATGATACCAAAGACGCTTTGTTGCGTATGGACTTCATGGAAAACTGCATCAAGCTGACAAAATCACCATTCTACGGAATGCCAATGGTTTTAATGCTGTGGCAGAAAGCATTAATTGAAGCAATTTATAGCTTCAAAATGTCGGAGACTACATTTACGCGCTTTAAAAAGGTGTTGCTGTTGATTGCTCGAAAAAATACAAAGTCTGAGACATGTTCAGCTTTGGGACTGTCGGAGTTTATAACAGGTAATGAAGGTGCGGATTTGGTTTGTTCGTCCAACGATGATAACCAGGCCAGCATCACCTATGACGCCATGGATACCATGCGCATATTGATCGACCCGGACAGTTTGGATACAAAACGGAATCAGCGCTTTATCTTGAATAAAACAACAAACACAAAAATATTTAAACTCTCTGACAGGACAAGAAACAAAGAAGGACGTAACATTGACTTTGCCATCATAGACGAAACACACGAAATGAAAGACAATGTAATTGCAAAATCTATTGAGCAGTCACAGTCATTGAAAGACGAACCGCTATTTATTAATATTACGACAGAGGGGTTTGTCAAGGATGGGTACCTGGATGGCGAGTTGAAAAAGGCGCGAAAAATTATATCAGGAGAAGCTGAGGACAAAGCAAGCACGAGATTTTTACCCTGGTTGTACACGCAGGATAGTGAACAGGAAGTATGGAACGGGGACAGATGCAATAAATTGTGGATGAAGTCGAATCCTACGCTTGGTATAGTAAAAAAGTGGGATTATTTAGAAGAGCAGGTTGACACGGCGCGGGAATCGAAAGGCGACCGTGTTTTTACTCTGTCCAAAGATTTTAATATCAAGCAGGACAGTGCGCAGGCGTGGCTAATGACGGAGGATTATGAGTATGTGAGTAAATACGATTTAAAAGATTTCAAGAACAGCATATGTCTGGGTGCGGTTGACCTGTCTGAAACAACGGACATGACCAATGCAAAAATATTACTTATGAAACCGAATGATAAAAAGAAATACATCCACACTCACTACTGGATACCGGAATCAAAATTGACAAGTTCAGATGATAAAGAGGCCGGTGCAAAATATGAAGAATGGGCGAAAGAAGAACTGCTGACCATCTGTGAAGGAAACGACATTGATTTATCACTTGTAGCGGACTGGTTTTACTCTCTGTATGATGAGCACAGCATAAGGCTGTACAAATGCGGTTATGACCAGCGGTTTGCGAAAGAATTTTTGTCCCGGATGGGCTTTTACGGTTGGACCCGTGAAAATGACGATATGATTATGATTCTTCAAAATGCGCAGACATTAAGTAATGCCATGAAGCTTGTAGAGGCAGACTTAAAGCACAGGCTGATTAATTATAATGAAAATGATATTGATAAATGGTGCCTTGGCAATGCAAGCATAAAAGTAGATACATACGGGCAGTGCCTTTGTGTAAAAGAATACAGCGCAAAACGTATTGATGGAGCGGTAACACTTATTATTTTGTACGAAATGTTCCGGCAATACCGGAGCGACTTTAAAACCATGATCGGAGGTGATTGATATGGGATTCATGGATAACCTTGTTAAGTTTTGGGGTAAGAAAAAGAAAAGCACGGGACTGGCGGAATCCCTGGTAGGTCATACGCCGATATTTTCCCAATTCGGGACGGACATATATGCTTCTGACGTGGTGCAGCAGGCTATTTCATGTATTGTACAGGAAATCAAAAAGTTGAATCCGACCCATATAAGAGAAATTGACATGGATGTGGCGCCGGTAAATGACTCACGTCAGAGAGTGCTGCAAAGTCCCACACCATTTATGACAACATCGGATTTTCTTGAAAAGATAACATGGCTGCTGTTTTTTAATTACAATGTTTTTATATATCCGACGTATTACACATGGGAAGACCAAGAGACGGGGAAAGAAAAGATTATTTACACTGGATTGTATCCGTTGCAACCAACACAAGTTGATTTTTTACAGGATGTCAGCGGGGAGTTATATACAAAGTTATGGTTTGCCAATGCCTACAATGTGACATTGCCTTATAACCGATTGATACATATAAGAAAAAACTATAGTGTGAATGATTACATGGGCGGTAACCAATTCGGGCAGCCGGACAATGACACGTTACTAAGCACCTTGCAAATTAATGATGATCTTTTAAAAGGCATTGCAAAAGCCATGAGAGCCAGCTATCAAGTTAATGGTGTCGTAAAGTACAATACCATGCTGGACAAAGATGGCAGCATGGAAGAGGCGATTAAGGATTTTGATAAAAAGCTACAAAACTCTGAATCCGGATTTCTCCCTGCGGATTTAAGGGCTGAAATTACATCATTTAATCGAAAAATTCAGATGGTGGATGCAGATACATTAAAATTTATAGACGAAAAAATCCTAAGAACATTCGGAGTGCCGCTTTGCATTTTAACAGGTGACTACACAAAAGCGCAATATGAAGCATTTTACCAAAAAACACTCGAGCCGCTAATAATTGCTTATTCGCAAGCATTTACGAAAACATTGTTCACGGACAAAGAAAGGTCCTATGGGAATAAAATCATGTTTTATCCCAAAGACCTTATTTTTATGTCCACGAAAGAAACGTTGGAGATGGTCAGGCTGTTGGGTGATTCAGGAACGCTTTACGAAAATGAAAAGCGGGTTTCTTTTGGTTTGCGCCCATTGCCGGAATTAGTTGGCAAACGGATGCAGTCCCTGAACTATGTAGATGTTGACCTTGCACCGCAATACCAGATACAGAGAAAAAATAATCAAGGAGGGAAAACAGGAAATGAAGAAGAATGAGTATACGCAGAGGTCTTATGATTTTGAAATGAGGGCATCGCCGGACAAAGCGGGAGTGATTGAGGGCCGCCCGATTGTATTTGAATCAAAAACGGATCTTGGGTATTTTGATGAAATTATTCACCAGGGCGCACTGGACAAAACAAATTTAAAAGATGTGCGCTTCTTAGTAAACCATAACATTGGCATGGTTCCTTTAGCGCGGAGCCGTAATAACAACGAAAATTCAACCATGCGGCTGATGCCCGACAAAGACGGTTTAGGGATCCGCTTAAATCTGGACATCGAAAACAATTCAGATGCCAAAAACCTCCATAGCGCAATACAGAGAGGGGACATTACGGGCATGTCATTTATGTTCTCAATTAATGGCGAAGAGTGGGAGGACTTAGAATCAGACCACCCAACGCGCCACATTAGAGATATAGGGGAAGTGCTTGAAGTATCAGCGGTCACTTTCCCGGCCTATGAAGCTACAGAAATCAACGCAAGAGCCAAAAGTGAACTGGACAGTTCAAGGGCGCTGGACAGCGCCCGCTCTAAGTCACCGGACGGTGTGAATGCGGATGAACTGGAACTGCTGAAACTTAAAAACAGATTATATTAGGAGGCATAAACAGAATGAAATTTAGAACTTATTTACAGAA